AGACCTGATGGGAACCGTTGACGGTGGGGCAAACATGGCCGAAGTGTCATGGGATGTCTACGACATCGCCACCCGAATCCAGAAAGGTGACGAGTCAGGATGGCGGGGCGACCCGTCAGCATCGCTCATGTTCAACCCGCTCGCCGGACGCTTTGAGGTGTGGATGATCGACGTCATGGGCAACCCGTATGTGGCCTGCTCACACGACAAATGCGACCACACCCTTATCACCAAACTGATTGAAGGTGACTGGCAAAAAGGCAAGAAACTGCACGAAGACCTGATGAAAAAGAACAAGGCCATTCGTGACGCCCACGAAACCGAAGAAAAGGAAAAGCGTCTCGAGCTGGCCGACAAGATGCACTGGGCGCTTATCAAAGATTTGGGCCACCTGGACGGCGGCAACCGCCGCCAATACTCCATGAACTCGAAAGGCAAGTAATGGCCTCCTACACCGTCAACGTCGCCAAACATGCCACCCTGACGCCGGACACGGTGGACAACATCACCTTTACAGCCCCAGCCTCGTTCATCCTTCTGACAAACCGCACAACATCTGGCGCTTCGATCTACTTCACCTACGGCGACCCAACCAAGGGCGTCACCGATCCGGCCGTCGCAGGCAACGACTCATACCACCTCGGCATCGGTCAAACACTGTCTATCCCAGGAGACGGCTCCGCACCCCTCGTCAAAGTGATTTCCAGCCAAGCTCAGGCATACAGCGTGCAGGTGCTCTAATGGACCGCTCCGAACTACGCACCGCCATCAAGGACCGCCTCGCTATCCCATCAGCAGGCGACGCTCTGATTACGGACGCATTCGTCAACACGTCAATCAATGACGCCCTAAACCGTGTTAGCGCCGAACGAGACTGGTGGTGGCTTGCCGCAACAGCCAGCCTCAACTTCGACTCCACCTATGGGCAAGCACAACTGCCATCCGACTTCATGCGGGCCAACCAGCTCATCATCAACTCGGCGCCAGTCCAGCAAATCCCGTTTGAGGATTACATCAACCCGCTATCTGACGACACCAACTACGGCTGGGTGATCTACGGCAACTACGTCAAAATCAATCCAATCCCCTCGGCCACATTGCCTGGCACGTTTTACTATTTCCGTTCCGAGCCAGCTCTCTCGAGCGACGGAGCCACCCCCATCCTCCCGCCGGTCTACCACTACATCATCGTCTGCTACGGGGCGTACCTGTGCGCCGCCCGACGCCAAGACGAATCTCGAGCCAGCCTCTACCTGCAAGAGTACGGCAACTGGTTGCGAACCATGAACGACGACAACCGAGCCACCCTCAAGAAGCGCATCAAGTTCGACCGCCTCTCCGACTACGCCAGCTGGAGCTGACATGGGATCGTTCGCGATCACTTACGACGACTTCTCTGGCGGCCACTACATGGGCAATAAAGCTGCGGCAGTACCCAAAAACACCTGGTATGGCACTAACGCAGTCCTCAACCCGCAAGGAGAACTAATCCCTGGCGCAACAGGTTTGATGCACCAGTTTTCGTCTCCACTTGTATCGACATTACGACAAAATATTTATTACGGATGGCAGAACCTATACAACTCGTCGTTTGTTGTCACATTTGAAGGCACAGGAGGCCCAGTAAGCCAAGTTCTTACCGTCAATTCAAATTCAGTTGGCGCCGTAACCAGCACCACCCAAACGACACTAACGGGCTGGGTTGTCGGGTCATGCTCGGTCACCGAAAACAACAGCGGGGCGTTTGTCCTGTTTTATGTTGATGCCAACACCGGAAACGTCAGACAATTCAACACCAGTTCTTTGGCAGACACCGTCGTTTCGACCGCCCTAGCAGGACTGGTAACTGCTGTTGTCCCTTACAAATACAGACTGGTTGCGTGGAGAAAAAACAGCAGCCAAGGAACCCTGTATTACTCCGATGCAACAAAATCAACCTTCTCGACAAGTGACTACTACGATTTCAACGGAGCAATAGAAGCAGTCATCCCACGCGCAAACGACCTTATCGTTGTAACATCCAACGGCATTTACTCAATGACCGGCGTTTTAGGAACTTCCGTAAATATTCAGTTGATTGCCCCAACAAACGAACTAATGCCCGGCATGATTGGGGCTAAAGCATCTGGTCGATCTATCTACTTTGCAAACGAAGGCAACGCAGGTCACACCCCAGACAACCGAATCTACGAATTCTTGGGTGCAACAACAAGAGAGGTTGTGCGGATCGGAGTCGATGACACAGTTGCAGGCCAATTCGACAGGCTTGCGCTGAACGTCCTTGAGGGGGGAAACCTTGCCGTAGCCGTATCAAACGGCGCATTCTATGTAATGCGGCCAGACGGAACATTTGTAAGAATGTTCGTCAATCGAGATGCAGGGTCAAGCTCGGAATCGTATATTGCCGAACCAAACCACCAGTTTTTGGGATATACGGGGGATGCCGTATTGGCGGTCGATGGTCAATCTGCAACCATTGACATTTACAGGATTATCCATTCCAACCCGTACCCAAACAGGCAAATTGGCGCAACCACACCCGCCGAGGCAACCGTTCTATTACCGGAATACTGGCATCAAAAACCAATGACCGTTAGGGAGCTGTTGGTAGAAGCCGTGTACGACTACTACCACCCAATTCCGTTTTATTTGACAGGTAACGCATCCGTCGCCGCCAGAATCAAAACCACCGGAGTGGTTGACCACCCGGTCGCAGGAGCACAAAACCTCTATTCGAGCCAACAGGTGTATACCACAGATTTGGTAGCCGAAGTAACGGGCAACAACGCTGCCGTGTTGCACAGATTCCGAGTTGACAACGGGCAAAAAGCTTACGGAGCAAGACCAGAAATTGTGTTTGCTGGCTGTCGCATCCGGCGTGTAATTGCAGTCTGCGAGGACTGACATGGCGTTTGAATACACGTTCCGAGGCGCCGATATGCCCGAACTGGACCCTAAAGTCCGTGACCTGCTCGAGAACCGTGACCAGGAACTCGAGCTGTACCTGTCGACATTGGGCGGTGGCGGGTCCGGGTCCAGCCCATCAGGATCGCTTACGGCATTTGCTGGGGCGACAGCTCCGACCGGCTGGTTGATCTGTGACGGCGATCAATACCCCCAAGCGTCATATGCCAGCCTGTACGCCATCATTGGAAATACCTACAACACTGGTGGAGAAACAGCAGGCTATTTCCGGGTGCCAAACATCAAGGGCCGAGTTATCGTCGGCCGTGACGCCTCGGACAGCGACTTCAACGTGCTTGGCGAAACAAGTGGTGCCAAAACCCACACGTTGACCGAAAGTGAAATGCCAAGCCACGACCACACCGGCTTTATTTCAGGGGGATCACACTCTCATTCGATGAATACTGGAGCTGCCCTTACCCTCGGTGCTGGAAACAGCTTGTTCGCCAACTCCGGCAACCCGCCAGTTACAAGCGCAGGTAGCACAGGAACAAGCCCGTCACATAGCCACACGCTGACCATAAACAATGCAGGTTCCGGCAACGCACACAACAACCTCCAGCCGTACATCGCACTAAACTGGATCATCAAGACCTGAAAGGAGGCAAGGCATGACAATTCCCCCCTCGTTAGCCCAGCCTACTGTCTCTCAGGCGCCGTTTGAGGAAACCGACCCAAACGCCATCAACAAGACAATCCTCGACGCTAAAGGCGACCTTGTCGTTGCATCAGCTGCCGATACGCCCGCCAAGCTGGCTGTCGGTTCCGATGGCCAGGTGCTCGTGGCCGACTCCACCGCACCCTACGGCGTCAAATGGACCCTCGACCCCACCACAACCGTTGTCGACGCCAAAGGTGACCTGCTCGCCGGAACCGGCCCTGACACCCTGACCAGGTTGCCAATTGGCACTGACGGCCAAGTGCTGGTCGCCGACTCGTCAACCGGCACCGGCCTAACCTGGTCGTCTTCCACCGACCCAAACTCAATCAACAAAAACATCATTGACGCCAAGGGCGATTTGATCGTTGGCACTGCCGACGACACCCCCGCCCGGCTCGGCATCGGCACCGACGGCAAAGTCCTGACCGCCGACAGCACCCAAACCGAAGGCGTTGCCTGGGCCACCATCAATGTCACGCTCGGCACCGAAACCTCAGGCGACTACGTCGAATCCGTCTCGGGCGGCACTGGCGTCACCGTCACCGGCGGGACAGGCGAAGGATCAACCCCCAGCGTCGCTATCGGCCAGGACGTGGCAACCAGCGCCACCGTCGCCTTTGCGGGC